AATGCAAGGTAAGAACGGTATGTTCACACCGCCAACATATAGCCACATTTATAAACTAAAAACTGTACAACAGTCTAACGACAAAGGTACATGGTTTGGTTGGGATGTATCTAGAGTTGGACCTATTAGTGATCCGGGTATTTACAAAATAGCAAAAGACTTTGGAGCTAACGTTTCAAAGGGTGATGTTAAAGTAAAACACGGAGAGCAAGAATCCAAATCCGATTCACCGTACTAAAGACTTCCATTGGAAGATAGGGGCCGGGGATGGGAGACTGGATCCGGCTCCGCAAAATAATTATGGAAAGATTTAGACAGATATTTACAGGATTAGAGCGAGCACATGGTTGTACCTATGTGGACAAGAAGGGTGCCGATGGACTTAAAGTTAAAGGTAAGTCGTTTGTTAAAACAGAAATAGTAACAGACAAACATTGGGAAGATCACTTAAATGGTATTGAACCTAGTCTAGGCATTATACCTATTAATGAAAACAACGAATGTAGATGGGGATGCATAGACATAGATGTGTATGCAGAATTCAATCACAAAAAATTAATTAACAAGATTAAATCTATGGACTTACCGCTGATGGTATTTAATTCTAAATCAGGGGGTGCACACGTGTTTTTATTTACAAAAGATTTTGTACCTGCAAAATTAATGAGAGATAGATTAATATCTATTAGTGCAGTGTTAGGATATGGTGGTGCTGAAGTTTTTCCAAAACAAATTGAATTAAAATCCAAAGATGATACAGGAAATTTTCTTAACTTACCATACTTTAATCACAAAAATACTGTAAGATATTGCTTCAACTCTTCTGGTGAAGCTGTTACACTTTCAGATTTTTTACAAAACATTGTAGAAATAACTCCAGAACAACTACAAAACTTAATTATTAAAAGACCAAAGTCTGAATACGATGATGGTCCACCTTGTCTAGAGTCTTTGACAAAAGAAAAATTAGACGATGGTAGAGATAGAGTTATGTTTCAATTTAGAGTGTATGCTAAAAAGAAATGGCCAGAGTCATGGGCAGATAAATTAGATGAATTTAATTACAAACACTTTGTAAATCCATACAGACATGATGAGATAACAAAATTTAGAAAAGACAATAAAGAATATGGTTTTAAATGCACAGAGGAACCTATGTGTAATCACTGTGATAAACAATTATGTAAGACTAGAAAGTTTGGTATTGGAACACAATCATTGTTTCCACCTTTAAAAGATTTACAGGTTGTAAAAACAGAGCCTCCGATATATAGACTTAATGTGGATGGTGAAAGAATAGAATTAAAAGCAGAAGAATTACAAGAGCAAAGATTGTTTATACGAGCGTGTATGAATCAGATCTATACAAAGCCGCCGAAGATAAAACCAAAAGACTTTGACGAGATGATAAATCTTTTGATGACAAACAAAGAAGAAGTAGAAGCTCCTGCTGGATCTAGTATGATTGAACAGCTTAAACAACACGTAGAAAATTATTGTTTAGGTAGAGCAACATCGGGTGCAACAAGAGAAGATTTAGAGTCAGGTAATGTTTGGAACAATAAAGGACACCATCATTTTATATTTAGTAATTTTTTCTATCAGTTTCTAGCAAGACATAAGTGGGCAGAGAAGCCTCAATTTACTTTGTATGTATTGAGAGAACATTGCGGTTATGATACAGACTATAGAGTGTCATTACCAAAGAAAAAAATAAGTGTAATTAGATTACCAGAGTTTGAGAAAGAATCATTTAAACCAAAAGATAGAGTATTTAAACAGGAGGATGCATTTTGAAAACTATTGTCTTGGGTCCACCTGGCACAGGCAAGACCACTACACTACTCAATGAGGTAGACAAATATTTAAAACAAACCGATCCTGATAAGATTGGTTATTTTTCTTTTACACAAAAGGCTGCGTACGAAGCGAGAGATAGAGCCATGTCTAAGTTTAATCTTGGAGAGGGTGATCTACCATACTTTAGAACACTACATTCATTGGCATTTAGAAGACTTGGTATACGTAAAGATGAAGTTATGCAACGTAGACATTACGAAGATTTAGGTAAGAAAGCAAATCTAATTGTAGATTATCACGAGTATGAGAACGAACACACAGGATTATTTACAACTAAGAGTGATATACTACGTATCATACAATTAGCTAAACTACGTGGTATTACACCAGAAGAACAATTTAATAAACAAGAACATACACAGTTAGTAGATATTAAAAAGTTAAAACAATTTGATCACGATTTAAAACAATACAAAAAAGATTATAACTTAATTGATTTTACAGACATGATTACAGAGTTTGTTAAGTCAGATAGATCACCACGGTTTGATGTAGTTTTTATAGATGAAGCACAAGATTTATCTAGATCACAGTGGGCTATGGCAAGATCTATATGGGATAAAACACAGGATACTTTTATTGCAGGTGATGATGACCAAGCTATATTTAGATGGGCTGGTGCAGACGTGGATAGTTTTATATCGCAGACAGGAAAGATAGTGCAGTTGACACAGTCATACCGAATACCACAGGTTGTGCATGATATTGCATCAAAGATAGTAAACAGAATACAACATAGATTACCAAAAGAGTGGAGACCAAAAACGCAAAGAGGTTTACTTTCATATTATGACGAGTTCAAACACATTAACATGAAACAAGGTAATTGGCTAGTTCTTGCTAGAACTAGATTTATGCTAAATGAATTAGAAGAACAGCTATACGCTCAAGGGTTGTATTACGAGAACAAATATAAAACTAATAAAGAACAAGACTTGTACAAAGCTGTAACAGATTGGGAAAATGTGCGTAAAGGTGTGCATATAAATTACGATCAAGTAGAGAGAATAGCGTCATACATGTCAAATAATCATTTTGAAAAACAAGCTTTGAAATACATGAACAAGGATGCAAACTATGACATGTCTGGACTAAGAGAAAGAACTTGGTTAAAAACAGATAAGGTTTGGTACGAAGCATTTGATCAAGCACCTAGTAGAAGTATTAGATATATTAGAAGAATGAGAGAGAATGGTGAAAAATTAAATTCATCTCCACGTATTACACTATCAACAATACACGGAGTGAAAGGTGGCGAGCAGGATAATGTAGTTCTCCTGACTGACTTATCTAGAAACACACAAGTTAACTACGAAAAAAACCCTGACGATGAGAATAGATTGTTTTATGTTGGAGCCACAAGAGCCAAACAACATCTACACATTGTTAGACCAAAAGATAACTATAAAGGATATAAAATATGAAAACAGAAGAAGCGTTACAACTGGCAAAAGAATTAATTGCTGGGCCTAGAGCAAAAACTTATGGCGATAAAATAGTTAACCATGCAAACATTGGAAAGTTATGGTCAGCATATCTAGACAAAGAGATTACAGCACACGATGCAGCTGTGATGATGGCTCTATTAAAAGTAGCAAGAACTAAATTTGGTCAACCAACTAGCGATACGTATGTAGATGCAGCTGCGTATATGGCAATAGCAGGAGAATGCAAACATGAAAACGATATTTAAGGCACAAACAGAGTGGCTACCACCACAAGATTTTCCTGATCTATCAAAGCATGATGAGATAGCAATCGACTTAGAAACAAAAGATCCAAACTTAAATAAAAGAATGGGATCTGGTTCTGTTGTAGGTGAAGGAGATGTTGTAGGTATATCATTAGCAACACACGATTGGTGTGCATACTATCCAATAGCACATGAAGGCGGTGGTAACATGGATCGTAATATGGTCCTTAAATGGTTACAAGATCAACTCAATACACCAGCTACAAAAATATTTCATAACGCAATGTACGACGTGTGTTGGTTAAGAGCATTAGGATTAAAGATAAACGGTAAGATTGTAGATACTATGATAGCCGCATCATTAGTAGATGAGAATAGATTTAGATATGATTTAAATAATTGTGGTAGAGATTTCGTAGGTAAAGGTAAAGATGAAACAGCATTATACGAAGCAGCAAAGTCTTGGGGTGTAGATCCCAAAGCAGAAATGTATAAACTACCAGCTATGTACGTTGGAGCTTACGCGGAGCGTGACGCCCAAC